ACAAATTCTCAAAGACATAGATATTCAATATTCAAGGAACCCAAGTCAGAAGTTGTTGGATGAAAGGCTCAAGACCCTGATTCAGATGATGAAAGAGAGGGGTCGGCATTGGTGAATCCCTTCCACAAGAAGCGCACACCCAACAAGTCTAGGGTCTACATATCAGTAGACACAACCACACCCTCAGAGACCAAGAAGGTGTCTATCGAGATAGAAGCAGACGCGCCATACCAAGACCTTCTCAAGAAAGCCAAGGAGACGGCTGAAAGATGATATTTGAAACTGCTGTCGTCTTTGGTCTTGCTTTGGGTGTGATGATACTAACCGCGCTTGGCGTAGTGTTTGGAGTCGGTTGTCGCATTCTCTTCCTTGAAGAAAGGGTCTATCTGTGGAAGTTAGCCAGATGGTATAAGAAGCACCCGCAACCTTGGAGAAAAGAGTAACATGATAAGCAAGCACACCCTCAAACTAAAGCCGAAGACCGACCTTTCATTCGACATCTACTTCGACAATCAGTCTCTAAAGGAGATAGCCCACAATATGATAGGCCAGCCTATCTACGATGGGAAGGGAACCAAAGTCGAGAACATCATAGGGAAGATTTGTAGCGCATGGGTGTCGGATGAGAAGGGAGACATAATCTATGAGGCCGACCTGTCCAAAGAGAGCGAAGTGTTGCAGAAGGTCAAAAAGGGCTATCGTCCTGAGAACTCGTTGGGATTGAAACTGAAGCAAGAAGAGCCACCCAAGCGTTGCTCAAGACATGGCTATCCATTGGTAGAAGTCGAAAAAGGCGTATGGATATGCCCCTCTTACATGGAGTGATTAGACCGTGATTCGCAACTTCGCTGGCATGGTCTTCTGTTTCGGTCTATTCATCTTCTTTTGCGTTGATGCTATCCTTGCAATGCTTGTGTATAGCCGGATGGTATGCGAGAGACTACTAGCATGATAGTCTTTCATGGAACCGACCAAGAACTCAACTGTCTACTAGAGGGAAGTTTCGTCACCAAAAACATAAGGGACGCATGGAAATTCGGCTTCAGACGGGCCTATGAAAGCGGAAGCCAAACGGTCTACGTCTACACCTTAGAGATTGATAGAGCCGATATGAAGCCCGACCCCAGACGGCACAGAGCCTTTATCCTCAAGCACTTCGTAAACACGAACCTTGTAGAAGAGAAGTGGAAGTTTGAAGTCCCATACAGCATGAGGCTCTACCCATGATAACGGTTTTCATAGATGGGATGTGTGCAGAGAAGAACCCTAACGGAGTAGGGACTTACGCTTGCATCATAAGAGACGGCAAGACGCAAATCTACAGGGGTGCAGGATTCATCGGAGAGGGGCAGGGGATGTCTAGCAACGTCAGCGAGTATGTTGCTCTGATTGACGCTTTGGATACGCTAGAAAGGAAGGGCTTGCTCAATGCAAATATAATTCTCTACACCGACTCCCAAGTGCTGGCCAAGCAGATGTCCGGCGAATGGAAGGCTGTAAAGGGATACTACTTGAAGTATTACCTTGAGGCCAAGGAACTGAGGAATAAGTTCACCCGTCTCGCGGTTCAATGGATACCGAGAGAGGAAAACGAAGAGGCCGATGCTATCACGGAACAGGTCTACAAAGACTACTGTAGAGCCACAGGGAAAACACCTAAATACCCGCAGAGGAGAGGGTAGTGACATGGCAATACCCACACCAAAGTTGAAGACGAAGTGGACATGGAGCATGGGTTTCTTCGTGCTGTTCTTCGCGTCATTCCTAACCCTAGTAGTGACATTCCTAGCATGGTTGGCTCTGATTGCCCTTGCATGGAACTTCGATGCTGGAAGCCTAGTCATCATAGCAGAAGTCTGTGCGGTTAGTTTCATCCTTTGGATGGTAACGGAGTTCTCTTCTAAATGACCTTCGCAAGACGCAAGAAGTGGAACGTCATCAAGAAGCGTAGGCATACTTCGCATCAACATCTTCTAGAACAAAGAACGCATGAAGGGGAGAAGAAGAGATGAGTCTCGGAGACCCTGCCCCGATACCTGAGAGTAACCTTTGGAACTACCTTCGGAAGATATTGACTGTTGCCTTTCTGATAGGCATTAGCGAAGGAGCGACTATACTCTTAGCAGGATGGCCAATTGCGATTGGCCTACTCGTCTTACTTGGAATGATTGGCTTGATAATTGGTAGTTCAATCGTGGTCTTTGAGATTGCCTATTGGTTGTGGACAGGAGATACACCATGAGCCAACCCCATAAGGAATGCACGATAGCCAGCCACCGACATGGGGCGAAGATTAGAGAGGGGATGACCGAATGTATGCCACCACACGGCAAGAACGATGTCCATGTCTTCAAAGGTCGAGAGGTCAAACTCTGGGGAGACCCGATACCGCTTACCATCTGCCCGAAGTGTGGTCTCGTCTCTGCTTACTACAGGTGCAACAACAGATGAAGAAGCATAACCATCCCCGTCCAATGGTCTACCATAAAGATTGTCCACGTTGCGAAGAACTTGATGATATACGATGTCAAAATCTTCCAGCAGGGCCAGCAGAGAGTAATCAATATTGACTTGTAAATGCGGATACAAGGGGCCAGAAATCAAGATGGCCTTATCAGTTACAGGAACTCTTAAATAGAGGCAAAGAGTGTAGATAGACTATGTTAGAGCCAAGTTACATTGCGGGATTCATGGATGGCGATGGCTCCATCTCACTCTCAAAACATAAGAATCGAACCACTGTCAAACGATACAGCTATGTGGTCGAATGTCAAATAGCACAGAGATTCAGTCTGAATGCACAGACACTTCTGAAGAACATAGCCCAACAGTATGATGGTGCTTACTTTGAGCATACAACAAAAGCCACCACCTATTCTAATGGGCACTTAAGGCATATCTGCAAAGTGACGATTTCATCTAGCAAAGCAATCCGATTTCTTCAAGATATAACTCCCTTTCTCAGATTAAAAGCACAACAAGCGCAAATAGCTCTTCGATTCCAACTTCGTAGAGATAAGATTGGTGTCTATAATCGTTGGAATCTCAAACCCAAAGAGGCTTGGCAGTTGGATGGAGCAGACTATCAAATGATGAAAGTCCTCAATAGGAAGAATGTGAGAAGGTGAAGTCCAATGCCATGTAAATGTGGGTATAAAGGAGACGAGATAAAAATGGACTTCAACGTTGATGAAGCCTACAACTACCTTGTAGAGCATGGCTTTGTCTACACTGTCAGACCATCCCTTGGCTGGACGGAAGGCCCATACAAGAGGCTCGTTCATCTTCATCGCAAGCACAAGTGGACTGGCGAGATGGCCATGAAGGAAGGGGTGGACTTCGGAGTTGGGGCTGGCAATCTTCAGTTATCAATGGGAACATGGATTGGTGACAAAGGCATTCATAGGATAGACGCAAGTGGGTTCAAGACAGTAGACGATTGGTATGCCAAACTTGTCGCATGGCATGGTAAGGAAATCACTTCCTTTAGGTGGGCTATCTTTGAAGTCACCTTAGTAAAGGGGCAGACCAAACTATGAAAAGCCAACCAAAAGTCACAAGTAAGTGCAAGAAGGAACACGACCCTAGATTTGCTCAGAGGGACGGGTGGGATACGAAGTTTCTTCGAGCCTCACAAGGAGAGCAATAGAGACATAGCCCGACATGAGATACAGACCGTAGTGAACCAACTGCTAAAGGGCAACCTCAACTTCGTCATAGGTGTGATGTCTCCAATCGTGGAACAGACTAGCCCTGTCCACAAGGAACTGGTTGACCTCTTCACGAAGCACCCGCCTAGAAACCTCTACCATTCTTGCAGAGGGATGGCCGTCCACAACGTCAAACTCTATCAGGACGAACTAGACTTCAGACCCAAGAAGGTCAACATGATACTACGACTGCTGAGAATGGGAATCTCCTATCTCAACACAGGGAACCTCTTCTTCGAGCCATACAAAGGCAATCGGTCTGAGATAGACCCACTGCTCAAGTCCCTTGACGAAGCCTACAAAATCTCAACCTTAGAGGAACGACTTCCAGAAGATGTGCTGAGAGGGATACTTCTCAATGCAAGGCTGGAAGACTTAGAGGGAAACGGCCTCTAGGATATTAGCGTCTTCGTCTTTTCGTCAACAGGTTTGCATTCACAAACTCCATCAGGTTCATTACATTGACTACACACTGAAGGGTAATTTTCATTCAATCTATAGGCAGGTCTTCCGCATATACAGGGTGGTATCGGCCTCTTTATCACTTGGGCGATTTCGTTCTTCGAGATGTCCTTCTTCTCGATTCTCGCTCTCAGTGTCCGTTTGTCCATGAATAGAGTCTCACTTCAATGCCTTATAAGCATTTCTACAGCCTCAGAATGTATTCCCAAAGGTTGTAGGCAAGGATGGTTGTAACGGTGGCAACCAAAATGCTTGCTCCCCACAACTTCCATTCATAATTTATGTATGCTACACCTACCAAAACAAGGCCAAGAGCAAAGGAAAGGTAGGTGGGCGCGTGAACGAAAGTAAGTTCTATGAGAGCATAGACGAGACCGAACACAAAGGCAGTAGCGAGAACAAACGCATCAGTGCTGTCCATGCTTGTCAACTAAGTAATTGAGGTATCCTACCTTTTAAGTCTTTGTCTCTCTTTATCCATTGACAGTTGAAGCACAATACTTGGTATCCCTCTGGGTAGCCGTTCTTTCGGAGCCACCTGTAAAAGTCAATTCCTGCTTTATGTTTGTTATGGAAGATTCGTTCTCTCTCTTCTGCTCCATTGTCATCAATGTGGTCAATAGTTAAAGCGGCAATCGTTGTGTAAGGTTCCTTATGCTCTCCAAAGAGATTGGCACATTGGGGTGGATTGGTTCCAGAGTAGTGAATAAAAGTCTCAAGTTTGAGTTTATCTCTAGACCTTTTACCTCTCGCACATTCATGGCCACGAAACTCTGTGTCATCCTTATAACGATTCTTACGGTAAGCAATAGTCTTCTTCGAGTTACATGAGTTGCACATTTTGTTGTTATGTCTTTGCATTCCCTTCCACCAATTGGCAGAAGTTAGGACTGCTCCGCATACTCTACAATTAGACATCAAGTATATGAAGGGTGACTCTAGTATTTAAGAGTTATGAGTGCTTCTCTACAATATGATTCAAAAAATCTTTTTCATACTTGTAAGCATCAGGGCATTGGTCGCACTTGAACGGGCGTTCCTCTGCTTTCTCCGCAGTCCCTTCTATAGTTCCTGAATCTCCTGTCTGTCTCTGATGGGTGAAGAGGTCTTTCCTAGACTCGAACTGCCCACCACATCCAGCGCACCATTGCACCCTTTCCTTCTCCTCAGTCTTCTCTTCAGTTGGTTCTTTTGGGGCTTCTTCGGGCGGCTCCTCTTCGGGCGGCTCTTCTGTTGGCTTCTCTTCAGGTGGTGCTTCTGGTTCCTTTGACTCTGGTTCCTTTGGTTCTGGCTCCTTACTCTCTGGTTCCTTCTCCTTTGGTTTCTCCTTATCCTCTGGCTCCTTGTCCTTATCCTTACCCTTCGGCTTCTTGGGCTGTCTGGGCTTGGCAGTGGGCTTGGTCGTTGGCTTCTCTGGAACCTTGCCTACCCATACCTGCTCACCGTCCTTGAAGAGTATGGCCTCAAACTCCTGTAGGTCTCTAAAGGTCTCTTCAGGTTGGGCGAACCAGTCAATCAGAACGTCTAGGTCTTGAGGCAGGATGTGTTGGAACGTGAAGATGAAAGGCGAATTGGCTAAGATGTCCTTATTCACATCGGCTGTGCGTCTGGCCGCAAAGATAGCACCGACACCATAGTTCCGACCCAAGTTCACCAACTCGTTGAGCATCGAATCTGGCTTGGCTGAATAGCGGTCTACCTCATCCATGACGACCATACAGTTTCCTGCTTCGAGAGCATTGTAGATTACCTCATCCACAGTCGCTTGGTCGGAAGGCGTGACCTGATGATAATCCATGTTAGGCTGGCCGTCATACTCACTGAGGTTGCCAAGAGCATCCAGAATGACGAACTTGAAGTCTGGCAGAATGTCAGAAATGAGGACTTTGATGAGGTTGGTCTTGCCCGAACCCGTCTTGCCTAGAACGGTAATCTTGTCAGAGACATCAACCTCAAGTTTGGGCTTCGCCTTCTCCTTGGCCTCTACACTCGCGGGGTCAGTGCCAGAAATCTTCTGGGCCTCTGGTGACATGGACTTCTCCTTGTCCTTCCCCTTCTCTTTGTCTATCCCAATGCGTGGGTCTTTGAGTTCCTCATCCAAATCGCGCCAGTCTACTTTAGGTTCGTCTCCCAGACACCCTGCACAATCTCCGCAATCGCAACCGCCCTCATCCGTTATGTCGCAACAACTAGGCCCACAGTCTTCTGGCACATCCTCTAGAGTCGTGTCGTCTATGTCTCCGCCCTCTTCATATTTAGGAATCTTACCCTTCCCTTCGCAATAATCGCAGGGACGGCCACTTACTTCATTCGTGCCAGTGCCTTCACACATTGGACAAGGCTCCACCCAAAGGCTTGGGTCTTCCTCTCTCATAGGGGCTTGAGGCATGATTGGTGAAATCGTCTCGCTTCCAGACGGCATATACTGGCCCTGACTGAAGGGTGTGACGTTCTGTTGGCTAGTAGGATTCAACTGTTGAGAGGGGTCTTGCTGTTCCCGCATTGTGGTCTGGGCATGACAGAGGCCAGCGTCAATCATAGACTGAGCCAGCCGTTGGTAGGAACCCTGAAGTTCGTAGATGACCCCTGTATCAATGAGATACTGAACATCTACAGCCATGTCCTCTGGGGTCTCATAGTCTTGGGTTGACTCTATCCTGTTGACTATATCAACCACCTTATTTTGGTCATAGGGCGCAATGTCGTGAGGCTCGGTCATAGGATTGACCTCTCCCTTCTCATCGGGCATGACTTCCGTGACATCCTCATCCAACTCGGTTTGAGAATGCTCCTTGTAGGGCTTGTTATGTAGGTCGCAGTCTTCGTCTGCCATCGCCTCAAATCCCTCACTTATGGCAGGGTTGAACTCCCTTTCATCCTCAAACCGGATGGGGTCTGAAGGTGAGGAACCTACTCGGTGGTTAGGCCAATCAAGGGTCTTCGTAACCGACTTGTCACTCATACTAAGGTTTAAAAGGGCTTGGTTGTATATAAGCCTTGGGATGGATAGCAACTTTCGAGCACTCTTGCTACCACAGACAAACGAGAGTGGGTCTGCTCCGTGAGGGCAGATGGCAGTTACCCATCCCAGATAATCCTTAAATAGAGCAGAACGCTTAAATACCTTCGATAAGGATGTCTGCGGCACAAGATTCCAGTCAGGACGAGAACGCCGTTATTCGTGCGTTACGAGCGACTAGGATAATCGGCCCAAGGCAAACAGGTTCTCCAAGGAGTCTGGACGACCCCACCCTATCCGCCTCATACAAACCACCTATCGAAACGCAGATTGGACAGATAGAGAGGGGTGAGGCTTGGTGGAGAGACTTTGCTTGGGAAGAGTATGCGACTAAGGAACTGCCCGGACTTGGACTTGGGTTCACAGTCTATCCTTACGTTGCTGTATGGGAGAAGATATGGGGTGCAGTCCCGACAGAAGACTACCAGAAATACAAGCAATACTACGTTCAGGAGCCTTTCATTAGGGCCACGATAGACTTCCACACCCAGATGACCATCTCTCAAGGCTACGAACTAGACTATCCTCTGCCTACTGTGATTAAGGACATCAAGCAATTTCTTGATAGGCACGATTTCCTCAACCTTCTGAAGATAATGGTGAAGGATATGCTAGTCTTCGGCAACTCGTATACTGAGGTCGTCAGAACTTGGTATTGTCACGAAACTGGCCACGACCTTCAGGCTCTCAGAATTTCTTATGAGGTCGAAGGCAAGAACGGACAGGACAGTTATTGGTGGACAGACAGAGTGGACATCGCGGATAGGCACAACAAGATGTATCCTACCCACAAATTGGAGAATCCCTACGGAGAGATTACCCGATTCAAGCCCCTTGACCCCATGTATATGCGGGTCAGAAGGGATGCCTATGGAACCATCCTTGGATACGTCCAATACTATGTGTTCCCTCTAGTCACCTTCCTAGCAGATGAGATGATTCATCTCCGCTATATGCCCACTTCATGGACGTATGAATCGGTCTACGGTGTCTCAATGCTACGCCCCATCCTCTTCCATCAGGAACTCATGAAGAACTATGAAGAGACGATGGGAGCCATCATGAACGTCTTCCTGAAGCCCATGTTCCTAGTCCATGTTGGCATGAATGACCAAGGCATAATGGGACAGGAAGTGACTACGGCACAGTATCAAGCAGTGAGGAAATACTTCCAGACTAGCCAGCCGGGACAGTCCATCGTAGTCAGAGCCGCTACCCCAATCCATGTAGAGCCAATCAACCCACCCATTGACAGAATGCAGTCTACATCCTTCTGGCTTCAATGGCTCCACAACATGAGAACCTACGCTCTCTCAGTGCCGAAGTTCTTCACCGACCCTGCGGGTCTGAACAGGGCAACAGCCCAGACAGTAGAGAGAGGATACTTCACATTCATCAACAGCAATCGCCAGTCCCTCAACAGCCAACTAGAGAGGACGGTGATGATAATGGTCATGAGGTCTCTGTATGGCAAAGTGGCCGACGAACTCATCCATGAGTATGACGTTCCGAAGTTCATCTGGAAGCCAGTCAAAGAGGACTCCCTTGAGGACAAGGCCAAGACCTATATGCCTCTGTATGCAAGCCGCATCCTCACCAGAGATGAAGTGAGAAAGGCACTAGGCTTCGAGCCTATAGATGAAGATGAGTTGACTGAAGAGTTAGGCGAAACCGTTCCACCGATGGCAGGTGTGGGTGGGCAGGGAATGACTAGAGAAGGGACTCCAACCTTCGGTAGTCCAGACCGTGAGATGGCTTCAAGACCCGGCCAACCGGGGTCTGAGTTAGGAAAAGAAACTGCGCCAGAGGGAGAGAGACCGCTAGAAGCAGAGGGCGACATCTTCACCAAGGGAGAACAGGATGTTGATGAGAGGATAGAAGAACTCGAAGAGGGAATCGAAGACCTCAAGAGGCGGTTCCTGAAGGAAGAGCCGTTCACAGAACAGACGATTCAGGACGAGATAGATAGGCTCAAGAAGGCCACTCCTCAGAAGTAACAGCATCCTTAAATAGCCCTTTCGCTTTATATGCCTTGACAGGTATATGGTATCCCCCTTGCAAAAGGCTGAAGAGGCTGTCAAGAAGGTAGAGGACTTCTACAGCCGTGATGACCCTATGACTGAGATAGACAAGGTGAGGGGTGTCGAACACGCCTACTATGACGAGAAGGCTATGAAGGAAGCAGAGGAAGCCCTTGCGGAAGCAGAAAAGGGAGAAGAGTATTCTTGTATAGAATGCACTAATCATTATGATGGAAAAGGCCATTATGATGATGTTGGTGAAGGCCCATTTTGCGATAGATGTTTTGAGTTACTAACAGGAACAACAGGGCCAAAAGGAGAAGAGGAAGTAACGCCTCTTGACGCTGGCGCAGTCAAACACGCCCTAGACAAAGCCTTTGTAGACGCAAGCGACCTTGTTAAAGGGATTGAAGAGTTCGTAAAGGATGTTGAGACTCTCGACATGGACAAGATAGATGCGGCCATAGAACTCCTCAACAACATCTCACAGACGCTAAAGGATGCCAAAGCGATGGGCTATCCAGTTGGAGACCTAGCAGAGCCAGAGCCTAGTTCCGACATCCTTTCAGAACCTAGAGCGAAAGAGCCAGAGAAGGGTGAAGCATGATGAGTGACAACGGAAACACGATTCGAGAACTACTGCTCCAACTGAACGGGAAGTTGGCCAGTTTCATGGCTCAAAGCACTGCTGACATAGCCACACTTACAGTAAAGGTAGACGCGATTAAGGATAGTTGTGCCATTATGAATCACAACAGCACCCTGATGGCAGACCGAATCGGCAAACTCGAATCGGTCAACAGAACGTCTACAGACTACAAGGACTTTGCAAAGAAGGTTGGCATCACCTTAAGTGGGGCGGCAGGTTTCACAGCCACAATCCTAACGATACTCTATCTGCTCGGAGTCGTTATCTAGACTCCTTGTTCTTCCCTACAAGAAAGGCGGCATCAATGATTATGCCAGCCAAGAGTCCTATCATGAACAGAAGGAGTCCTATGCCCAACAGTTCGCCAAGGGAGAAGGACTGGACTGAAGACGCGGTAGACGTATTTGTTGGAGTCACCGTCTGAGTAACTGTGCTTGTGACAGGTGGAAGGGTTGTGGTGACAGTGGTTGTCATTGTTACATTGCCACCTATCTTGATGAGGACTACTGTGAGAGTAGTCGTTGTCACTGTCCCTGTCTCAGTCTGAGTCTGGGTTTGAGTTACAGTGACATTTTGAGTTTCTGTCTGAATCTGTGTAGTTGTCACTGTAATTGGCGAGAGCGTCTTTGTGTGAGTCTTAGTCTGAGTTGTGGTCTGAGTTTGGGTTAGGGTTTGGTTCTGAGTTGTCGTCTCTGTCTGAGTTAGGGTCTGGTTCTGAATCACAGTCTGTGTCTGAGTTTGGGTGATAGTCTGATTCTGTGTTGAGGTCTGAGTCTCGGTATTGGTTTGTGTCTGTGTCACTGTGGTAGTGGTTGGTGTCGTCACTGTAGACGTTGCTGTAACTGTTACCGTCTTAGTTGGGGTGGTGGATGAAGTGGTCGTGCAAGCCAATACAGGAGCAAGACTGAGGGTCAACGCAAGAGCGATGAGCGTCAGGACTATGGCGTAGGATGCGAGACTCTTCGACCTCATAGCATATCCCTTGCTTCTAGGGTTTATAAACATTGTGGCTATATGAACCAACAAATTAATCGCACGTTATGGTCTTGGTATATCTCTCCCAAGACACCCATAAGAGAGAAGACCACCGACCACCCCTTCACTATCTCCTTGACTTTGAAGACTTGGGCGATTTCAGAGGGCCGAATCCAAGTATCGAAGTGCGCCCATTCCTTGTCCTTGTCGTAGTCAAAGGCCACTTCGTCAGAAATGTCGTGCGGCATACCCCTGTTGCTGGCAATGGGCTTGACGGCCTTAAGGTTGTCCACATCGAACAGGACGGCGGTTACGTCTGGGGCTTGAGGGATAAGGGCTGTGATTCTCATGACAGAGTGCCAGTAGTTGTCGGCTTCACGGATTTCAATCCAGCCTTTGCAAATCTTCACAAGAATCTATACTTGTGTAGGATTTTGGACTATATAAACATTTTATAAACCTTCTATGGAGTAAACTGGAAAAAAAGAGAAAGAGGGCTAGTTGTCTATGCAGACTTGATTGCCCTCTTTACAAATGGGACGAAGAACCCTGCGGTTGCGCCTAGCGCACCAAGGGTGGCGAGAGGGTTGCCTACAAAGGGTATCTGCGATAGATAGCCCATGAAGTAGCCAACAACGCTTCCGCCGATGCCGCCCACTACGGCAAACTCAAGGGCCGAAAGGATGAACATCACCCTGTCCTTGAGGTAGTCGGTTATCTCTGTTGAGGTTACGGACATAGCATACCCTTCGATTCCATGTCTTATAAGGGTTCTCTTTTAAAGGGTATATAGTATATCCCCTATCCTGTAAGAATTGCATCTTTACAACGGAAACTGAAGGGAATTTGCAACTTGAGTGGAGTCTTCTTGGTGCTGTATTCGGAAGGAATTTGGTCTACGCCTTTGATTCCCAAAGCCTTTACCAAGTCCTCTATAGGCCAAGTCTCGTCCACGACATTCAGTTCCACATCATCCACTACATTGGTGATGATGTTGAGGACAGTCCTATCCGACTCCTCTCCTCTATACCATATAAAGCCCAGACCCTCTGCCAGCATCCCCATATCGGACTGCTCGAAGTTGTCTGAAATCTCATCCCCGTAGTCGCCCTCTGCCGTGAAAGAGGTCTTGAAAAAGACATTGATAGACTTGTCGGCTCCCA